ATGCCCGTGTCCTTCAGCATTTCGGAGATGGCTTGATTGTAAGTACCTTCCTCATAATAACCGGCGCGGCGGTCATTCAGTTCACCCGAATTTGAATTTAAAGTAGAGAGCGCAGTTTCGGCAGAAGCAATGTCGGTATTCTTACTCTTGGCAGATTCAGCTTCCAGTAGTTTGATTTGCTTCTGGATCGACGACACCGTCATATTGTTCGAAAGGATTATGTTATTCAGCTTTGAATAATCATTCAACTTTTCGGCAGTAGCATTAATTCCATTGCTAACAGTATTCAACTCATTAATAAGATCATTTCTTGCTTGAGACAGTTCATCGTTCTTTAGTTTTACCTTACCCAGCTTTTCTTCCTTAAATGCAGCATTGAGCACCTGAGAACACGTTGGGCAATTGTTGTTCTCCTCATAGAACTTGGCGTCACGGACCAATGCTTTAATCTTAGCTTCGATCTGGGTCTGATACGTCGCCAACTTATTCTTTGTGTTTGTAAGCCTGAGTGATTCTTTCTTTACGGTATCAATGTCGGTACCTATGGTCTTATTGATACCATCGTTTTCCGATATAAGTTCATCAATCTCCTTCTGAAGCTCTTGAATCTGTATCACATTCTTTGCGACATTCTCGGCATCAAGGTTCTTAAGATCACCAATGTACTTCTCCTGCATCTTAATCTTTTCACGAACAAGATCAATTTCATAGTTGGTGTTGGTGAGCAGTTCTCTTAGCTTGGCACTGCGCTCTTTAAGCACAATGTTCATCTTGGTGAAGATGTTAATGTCCAATAGGTCCTCAATCACCTCTCTGCGCGCATTATTGGGTAGCTGCATGAAAGGAACAAAAGAAGATGAACCGAGTACCACAATCTGGTGGAACGACTTATGGTTCAGCTTGAGAATGTTTTGCTCAAGGATTTTCTGGTAGTCACGACTATGTGACTCCTGGTTGATAAGGACGGTGTTCTGGTAGATTTCAAAGATGCCAGGTTTCAGACCGCGGACAATACGGAAGGCAGTTGGACCGACATTAAACTCCACCTCAACGATACAGTCTCTATTGTTAATAGAGTTGACCAACTGTGGCTTATTAATGTCGCGGTGAGGTTTACCAAAGAGCGCAAATGAGAGTGCGTCGAGGATCGTAGATTTACCCGAACCATTATGCCCCACAATAAGCGTGGTGGGGCTTTTCAATAGGTCAATGCCGGTAAAGTAATCACCCGTCGAAAGGAAGTTTTTGTATTTAAGAGACTTGAAAACAATCATACTATTTCTAAATTTTGAGCTTCGGCGTAGAGTTCTCTTAGTTTTGACTTTAGCGCATCCTTATTGAGGGATGTTTCTGCTGCGTCGACATAAGTATTTAACAACTCTCCGGTATCCGATATAGACTCTAACGCATCCTGCTCAACATTGGAAGCCAAAAATTCGTCAAAGTTTTCGGCAATCTTAATTTCGTGAATCGGACGCTTCTGAAGCCGATCAAGGAATCGGTCAAACTTAAAGAGGTCCTTCTTTGATTTAACCACGACCTTAACAAAGTGATGATCAAAGGTACTTACATCAATACCATCAACGTCATATTTCTCATCATACATGAACTTTGAGAAGATCGTGAGAGGGTTTCTCACGGGAGTAATTTCCCGAGTCTCCGTATCAAACACATGGAAATACTTTGGGTCATCCACATCTGCCCACGTCATTTCAAACTGTGTACCGAGATAGTGGACATTGCCCTTGGTCGATTTAGTATGGTAATGTCCCGAAAGTACCGCTTCAAAGCGTTTAAATACATCGGCAGATTCACCGTGGGTCGCTTGTACACCAGGTTGCATATCAAAGCCCGCAAGTTCCAAGTGCGCACCCAGGATAGGAGCATCACAGGTCTGGATGAAATTCATTGACTCTGCATGGTTCTCTGGATTGATCCATGGAAGCATTGCAATCTTGCAGGAGCCATACTGCATTACCCGTGGAGTCATAATGATATTGATGTTATTTACAAAGTAACCAAGGAGCTCTTTCAGTGAGCAAAGGTCATTCGTATTCTTGTACACCACATCATGGTTACCAGGGATAATATCCATCATCATTCCCCGTGCGACCATAGGTTCCAGGAACGTCTTACGGTTATGGTTCAGCGCAGTAAAGTTAATGTACTTTCGATGATCATAGAAGTCACCAAGATGAAGAATCTGTTTAATGCCATTCTTGTCGCAATAAGGAAAGAACACTTCATTGTAGAATTTGGCAAAGTAGTCGAGAAAGATACCTGAAGCATTTCTGGCACCGGTGTGGCTATCATTTAGTACGGCTATTTTCATACTTCGGGCATAAAGAATTCAAGTTCCGTCTTTTCCTTCTTTTTGAATTCCTTTACTGCTTTATCTACTGTTTTTACCTTATCGATTCTATTCTTGAGGACATCAATGAAACCCGTCTCCACACCATAAGTGAATTCGGAACCGTTCAAGCTCTCCGACATAAAATCGGTAATACCTGCATGCTCGATGTAACGAGTTTTAATGTCTTGCTGCTTCTTCTCCTTCATGATTCTACGGATGAAAGCATAGTAATTGATCTGAGTAAAGTAGGCAAAGGCATTAGGAGAACCAGTGCGTGTGGCAGCCTCAATATTGTAATTCATGATGGCCTTAATGCAGTTCTCCACTCCGTCCATTACCATTTCCTCGCGGTAGGTATAGTGGATAAAATTAGGTTTATGAGACAGACCCTCTGCAATACGGAGGAAGCAACGCCCTATGTATTCCGTGATGCGTGGTATCTCCGTGCCAGCCTCTTTGGCTTTTTTAACCGAGTTGACATAATCAACTACGTTCTGTGAGAACTCACGGTTGTTAACGTAATGAATTCCTTCTCTTTTGGAGGGCTTTAAAGGCTTTGTAATAGTTTCCATAATTTTACTTATTCATAACATTACACCATTAGTCGCATATTGTAAATAACAAAAGATTAAACATTTATAAAAGGTAAACGCAAATTTGTTGTTTACATCTCCAAATTCATTGTTATAATGAATCTCTATTCAACTTAAGGGATACTAGTTCTTATGCCGGTCTTGGTCCGAATTAAACTTAAAATTCAATTGGTCGAGCCAGGACTCCTCTTTCTTCTTACCTGTTGGCTCCGGAACTTCCTCATTGTGTCTCTGCGCCACAATTCTTGCGTATTCTTCCTTGGTTGTTTCATCTGGAATTGCAGCACTTAGAATGTGCATCTTCCGAATCATATGGATTCTTGAGTCGGTCCCTTGAAACCATGGAGAATAATAGGTTAAAGCCTTAATGCCTTCCGGCGTAGAATTGCTGATAATGTTAATCTGAAGAGGGTCTCGAATAAGGATGTTTTCATCTTGATCAGAAAGAACCTGACAGAGAAGCGAATCACCAGAGGTGAGCTTTAGAATCATACAAAGGTCATACATGCTCATAGTGAGACCTCATAGATTTTATAATTGAACTTTTCTTTGGAGTATAGTTTAATTCTTTCAGCAGCATGATCCAGTGTGTAGTTACGAGACTTCTTCCAATGAAGGTCATCGGCAATATCAAATACCTTTGTGGCGACTCCATTATCGGACTTACGCAAGCCACGTCCGATGGACTGAAGCACACGAATCTGAGATTTTGAAGGAGAAGCAAACACGATGTTGTGTAGGTTTCTTATATTTATACCTGTGGAAAATGTACCCATGGAAGCCACAATGATTGCGTCCTTCTCACCTTCAGTAATGGCACGGATGCGTTCACGCTCATCGGTATCCACACTTCCAGAAACAAAGAATAGCTTACGAGTGCGGCGTGGCATTTCATTCAGCCTTTCATTAATCATCTCATAGAGAGGCTTCCCATGTTTCTCAACATAGTTGTAAAGTACAAGAGTGTTACCTTCCTGAGCAAGAGCTAGGTTCCGAATGAATTTATTCCGAGCCTCATTTGCAACAATAAAGTCAATTTCTGCTTGATAGTCGAACTGCTTTGCTGCTTGGCATACCTCATCACTGTATTTCAGTAACAGCACGGAAATGTCAAGGTCGGAAAGAGCATTCTGTTCAATAAGTTCCTTCGTGCTAGTTACCTTATAGACGGGACCAAAGAGACCTTCAAGGACCAACTTATGTGTCTGCGTCCCGTCCAGTGTACCAGTAGTACCAATACGGAACTTTGCATCTCTGAGTTTCTCCATGATCGAAGCCAATGACTTAGCTTTAAAGTTGTGAGCCTCATCGCCAATGACCATACCGTAAGGTTCAAACCACGTGGCTTGCATTTTATAGATGGACTGCCATGTAGTAATAATGACACGTTGACTAATGTTGATTTTCTCCTTGCCCGAATAGATTCTATGGCAGGTTTCCTCGACGCTCCACGATTCTTCAAGTGTTGCGTAGTCGGCAAAGTCTTTGTACATCTGTTCCACAAGCGAAGTTGTAGGTACAATTAGCAATACTTTCTTATTGTATTTAGAAAGGTACCAACGGATCAGCACATAGATAATGAGTGACTTACCAGAAGCCGTCGGGCTCAACAAAAGTGTCTTCCAATGGCGAAGCGCGTGTGCAATGGCTTCGACCTGGTAATCACGAGGCTCAATAGACTTACCGTGGGCATAGAGATTCAGGCTGGCAATAAATTCGGCAAGCTCATTTGGTTCGATGAGTTCCTGCGTATGAGGTAGCCCGTAGTAAGGATCATCAACATACTCAATCTCACACTTACGAGTCTCCGCAAACTCTTTGATGTAAGGCAGAAGACCGCCGTAGATGGTCTTTAGGCGAGCGTCAAAAAGCCGAATCTTTCCGTCCCATATCTTATTTTTGTAGGCTGGCATGAACTTATAGCCAGGAACGAAAAAGGTAAAGAATTCGGATAACTCATTCGCGATTGATGGTTCGCACTCGATATGGATATACACCTCATTCTTTTTGCGGATTTTAAGAATGTCGGACATATTAACCTCCGGATGTGAAGCGCCGCCAATCAATCATGTTCTTGATATGGGTATGGCGCCAGCGGAGTGTACCCATGATTTCTTCAAGGGTTTCCACCAGTGTCTTAAGGTAAATGATTTTTTCTTCCGACTTCTGAAGTTCGGTATCCGAGTTAAAGTAATACTCAAGGTCCGAC